GTTCTTGATGCACAGGAGTTTCACGGTCGAGATGCCGACTGCGGCAAAGTCGATTTCGTCATACCCTCCGGAGAACGTCCGGCGGTCGCTCCATACCGTCGTGCAGTCGCCTACGTCGAACGAGAACGAAAGCGGACTTTCGGTGAGCGATTGCGTCAGCCCCGCCGACGACGTCGATCGGGCCGTGATGCTTGCCGTGGCTTTTGCGATCAGCGTCATCGGTATCCGCCCCAGCCTGACACCGCCAGCAGCGTCTCGAAGGTCGCCGGAATCGGCATCTGCATCCCCTGCACGACGGGCTGGCGAGCCTCGTACCAGTGGGCCACAAGCAGCAGAATCAGATGCTTGAGAACGCCCGGGACGGACGCGCCGGAGGCGCCGTAGCCGGCGGTCCAACTCACGGTGACGCTGTTTTCGTCGCCGCGAGCGGCCGGCCACACGCCGCCGTACACAGGGAATGCCCGCCCAGGCGTGACGTAGAAGTCAATCTGGAACGCTCCGGTGGCACTCGTGAGCGTCTGGTTCGTTCCGCCCTCGTCGCGGTAGACGATCGTGACCGTCTGGTTCTGCATCGGCGGCCGCGGCAGGATGATTTCCCACAGCGGGAACGTGTCGTAGCGGGCCTCCCAGACAGTCGAAATCATGGAGATGTCGAGGACGTCCTCGACGTACTCTCTAGCCGTGGAGATCAGGGTGGAGATGTAGGCGTCATCGTCGCTCGTATCGACGCGGCACTGCACTTTGGCTTCTGCAAGCGTGACCGGCTCGACGGCCGGGGCCGTGTGTCTGCGGAGGCTGCGGTACGGCGTGATTCCGGAGTCCGGCTGCTGCGGCGACCCGTAGCGGATGGTGACAGTCACTTGTTCCTCTTCTTTCCTTGCGGCTGCACGGCGCGCTCGACCCTGACCTCGACGGCCGCCGTTTCCTGGTCCCTGTCCTCAACCTTCTCGACAAGCCCTCTCGCGATCAGAACGCGGGCCATGCCGTCGCCCCAATCAAACTCGCGCCCCGCCTTGTAGCCGCCGAACGGCTTCACGACCCTGACTTTCATGCGATGAACCCCCAGGCACTCTCCGGCGGCGCCTTGCCGTTGCTCCAGAACTCCGTCGTGTGCTGCTGCACCTTTCCGCCCTCGGCGCTCCGGGACGGCCATGTGATCATCAGTTCGGCGTGGCCGACGCTAACGTGCGTGGCGATCCCAAGCCGGTTGCCGCTGGCCGAGAACTTCTTCCAGAAGTAAATGTCCTCGTCCACATGCCCGCCCGTGAACGTGCCTTCGGCGTTGGCCTCGTGCAGGAACCACGGTTTCGCCATCTTCTTGATGGCGGCCGTGCGAATGAACGTGCAGCCAAAGTGGGCAGTCTCTGCCAACTGCACGGGCTTCGAGAACCAGTCGTTCTCGACGGTCGTCTTCTCGTCTGGCGTAATTCCTGGCAGGGCGAACATGACCGTGTTGGCTTCCCGCTTGGTCTGAAGCGGGGCGATCGCGTCGAATCCAGAGTGCATCAGCAGCGCCAGCAACGCCTCGACCGTCTTCGCGGTGAAGATCGTGTCGTAGTCGATCGTCAGGACGACGTCGTGCGTGTCGATAACTTGCTCAAGGCACCGCTGCACGCACTGCCCCCAAAACACGCCCGTGTGCTTGATCGGGGCGATGCCGTGCGGAGCCAGCGCTTGTGAGATGCAGAAGAAATTATCAGTGAAGCCGAGGCGAGGGACGCTCATGAGAGCGGCTACCTTCACCTCGGCTTCACAGTTACCGACACGCAGCAGCATGGTTCGCTCCTTGTGAGGAGCGGGCGCGCATCCTTGCGCCTTTGTCGGCCGTCATGGCCGTCCCGCTTGTACGGGACTAGCCAATGACCCGGCCGATGACACCAGCGTCGGAGTTCGACACGGGCGACTCCTCGGCGCGGCCCAGCCGGCCGACGATCGCCACGGTGGCGGACGCACCCGGGGTGTAGGACACCTTGAGGTAGCGCTTCTTCGCCTTCGTGTCGATGTCCAACTTCAGGATCGCAGCCGAAGCCGTCCCAGCCGCGCTCACGGCAGGGATGCTGAAGCCGCCAGTGCCGCCGCCGACAAGAGCCGTGACGTTCGAGTAGGACGAGTTGTCGTCCGACTCCTCGACCTTCACGACGTTTGCGAACACCGTGCTGGCGTTGCTGGCCCGCAGGACGGTCACGCTGGCGTGGTCGTACCCGAGGGTGTCGATCGTCAGCGTGGCGGTCGCGGTGGCGCCAACGGCCGCGGTGGGCAGTTCGGCGACGACCTTATGGTTCTGGGCGTGAATCATTTGCTTTTGGCTCCTTTATCACGACGCGGCAGACTTGAGGGCGACGACCGGGCCGACCTCCGAAGTGCTGCCGAGGCTGTGGTGGTTGATGTCGAACCGCATGGTCCCCTGGAGCAGCAGTTGATCCGTGGTGGCGTACACCTGATCGAACAGCCGCACCGAGAAGTCACGACGCCGGGCGTAGATGCTGGACAGGCCCATGTTGCCGAACAGCACCTTCACCTTGCTGGCGTCGGCACCGAGCGTGCTGTTCATCACATGAACCAGCCGCACGGGGTAGCCGAGCCAACTGTCGGTCGCGCCGGCACCGAGGTCGCCAGCCGTGTTGCCACCGGCCGCGTACTTCAGGCGGCTGATCGACGCGGCGTAGCCGGCCGGCGAGACGTACCACGCAGCGCCCTGGCGGGCGTAGAGCGGCAACTTGCCGATGACGCCGAGGAAGTCCTCGATGTCGAGGGTCTCGAAGCCCGTGTTGCCGGAGGCGGCCGTCACAACGCTGGCAGTGTGCGTGCCGTCGTTGATCTTGTTCACGATGCCGTTGATGCCGCCGTAGGTGCTGGTGCCGTCACCAAGCCAGCCGCAGGTGTCGATCTTGTAGGCCAGCGAGGTCGCGAACTCTGCGGCCACGCTGTCGGCCAGCGACACCAGGGCGTCCTCGACGACCTCCGTCGACATGCGGCAGGACACGCCCAACTTCTTGGCGACGAGAGACACGTTGCCGTAGGTCGGCTCGCTCTCGCTGATGCTCGACCCCTCACCGATGAAGTAGGCCGTCGTGCCCGTCAGCCGCTTAGGCACCACCATCGTGTCGCGGTTCATCGAGACGTTCTCGGCGGCACCGGGGAAGGTGCCGTAGGTCTCGACGAGCCGGATGACGCGGTTGGCGAACTCTTCGGGAACCAGCGCGCCGCCGGCCGAATTGCTGCCCTCGTTCAGGGCGCGGCTCTCGACGCCGTGGTCGCGGCACCACCGCAGGTCTTCCTGGTTGCGGAACACCGTCGCCCGCAGCCAGCGGCCGCAGCGGTAGGCGCTCTCGACGGCGTCGGGGCCGTCATTGAAGGCCCGCAGGCTCGTGTGATGCGGGTTGATGGCCCGGATCTCGACCTTCTTCGGCTCCTCGGCCGGGGCGGCCGCGGGCGCCGGGGCGGGGGCGGCCCGCTCGACGACCGAACGCAGTTCCGCCTCCTTGGCGGCCAACTTCTGCTCGAACTCCAGGTCCGACTTGACCTTGTCGGCCTCCTCCGTCAGGCGACGGAGTTCGACGGTCTGCTCCTCGGAACGCTCCTCGCAGTCGGCGAGTTCGTTGAGGCGGGCGGCGATGGCCGCGGCACGGTCCTGAAGACGCTTGAGGTTGGAAGCCATTTGGCTGTTGCTCCTTTTTTGAGCCAGCCAAACGCAAAAGCGGCGGCTGGCGGGGTATCCCGCAAGCACGCCGCGACAAGAATCCTCAAGTCGCTCGCACTGCTCTCCGCGAAATCCATCGCGGAGCGGTTATGTCTCTCTGTAGCCTACACAATGACGCCGTAGGCGTGCAAGTCAGTCGGCGGGGCCGATGTCAGGCGGCTCCATCGCTTCGTGAATAATGGGCTGAAGATTCTCGATGTCGCACGCGATGCCCCACTTCCTCAAAAACTCTGCCGCATCCGGATAAAGCATCCCGTATCGCCGGCCGAGATACGTCGACGAGTCGGCGTAGCCGCTGATGCTTTCCGGCGAGAAGTGGCCGAGCAGCATTGTGAGCGGAACGTCCACGCCGGCTCCTTCGCCTCGCCACACGCCGGCCTCATCGTCGACGTAGATAGTCCAGCCGCTTCCGGAGAGGGTGGTTCGCTTCATAGCAGCCCAGCCAAGACGAGGAGTGAGATGTCAAAGCCGTGCCTCGCCCGATTGCGAAATGCCGACGGCTCGTGGTACACCGACTCAATTCCAGTTGAGAATACTTCAGTCCCCTTGTCAACGCGCGCTGCATCCGGGTGATTTGCGTAGTCTCTCACCATCGACTCTTTGAATCCGGCGTCAGAGTATCTTCGTGCGTACCCAAGGTAACTCGGGGCATAAATGTTGTAGTCGTCTACCTTCTCTCCGGCCTTGTGGATTGCGTCATAGTTCGGGGCGTCCCTTAGCGCTTTGTATTTGGCGCCTGCGTTTGAAGCCAAAAAGTCAGCCGCCCTTGCCCTGTAGTCCTCCGTCAGCGCTCGAAGCGTGTCTTTGTTTGCCGTCTCGATGGCGTGGCCATACTCGAGGGCCGTTGTTTTTCTTATTCCGTCGCCTGAATCATCAACGCCAATCGTGATGTCGTTTTTCCCGTTCATCGCTTGGTGCGATCCGCCGCCGCCGGGTCGCAACCGGATTGTGGCGCCAAGAATCCTTTCTTCGTGCTTCTTGGCGGCAACACGCGACAGCCAATTCCAGGCCCTCGCTATCTCCTTTTTCGCAATCTCGGCACCCTGCCTAGATGTGGCGACGGCGCTTTGAACAAAGACACTTGCGGACGACGCAAGAGAATCGGTTCTAGCAAGCGCGCCAGCGTGCGCGAGCGTGAACTCGCCAACCAAGTCATGCAGTTCGCTGTCCCGCTGGCCTTTCAGTTCCTCAAGACGCTTTTGCGCAGAGTTGTATTTGTCAAGCATTGCGCTTGACCCATTCGTTCTGTACGCCGCATACGCGTCGTCTTGATCTTTCTTCGCTTCAGAAAGTTGCTTTTCGTACCGGGCCTCGATCTTTGCGGCCTCGGAGTGGTAGGTGTCGAGGTCTTTCTGGTATTTGCGCTTGAGAAACTCGGTCTTGAGTTCTCCCTGCTTCTGAACCGCAGACTCGTCGCCCCTTCCAGAAAACACCGACGGAGGCTTGTCGACGACCGCGAGTCGCTCGTTCGCCTTCTTGACGCGGATCTTCTGCAGCATGGCGGCGCGCTTCTTGGCGGCGGCCTCTGCGGCGGCCTGCTTCTCGGCGGCGTCACGTTCGCCCTTCTGGGCTTTGCGCTCGGCAGCCTTGCGCCGCAGGTACTCGATCTTTTTGCCCTTGGCTTTGGCCTCGCGCTGCGGCCGCGCGGCCTCTGACTTGGCCCTGTCGGCCGCTTCCTTCCTGGCCTTCTTGGCGGCGGCCTTCTCGCGCATCGCCTTGGCGCGGGCCAAGTCGTCCTTGGCGTTGCCCTGCTTCAGCGCGCCACCCTGCGAGAGCGGCTTCTGCGGAATGCCGTCCTCGGTGGCGCAGTTGTTGCCGGCCTTGAAGCCGCCGGCTCCTGTGCCGCAGCCAGCCGACGCGCCCATCTTGGCGGGCCGGCGATTGGCAGCCTTGACCTTCTTCTGCTTGCGAGGGCCGCCGCCGCGGCGGCGAAACTCCGCAAGCCGCTCCAGGGCGGCCCGCAGTTCAGCGAGGACGTCCATGCGCGGCCGTCTCCAGTGCCTTGGCCTTGAGGCGGGCCGCCTCTGCCGCCGGATCCACGCTGCGCTTCGCAGGCTGCGCGAGCCGCTCCTCGGGGATGACCCAGAGTTTGCAGACGGCGTTGGGGTCGATCTGCCCGTCAACGACGTCGCACGAGCCGCCCTCGTTCCAGAAGATGCAGTTCTGGCACTTCATGCCGCGCTCGGCGAACGGATTCTCGGTCATGTAGTGGGCGCCGTCGGGTCCTTCCTGCGGCCACGGGCCGTTCTCGACGGCAATCTGCTCGATGGCCTCGTAGAGCGCGAAGTTGGCCGGAGACAGGGTCTCCATCGGATCTTCCTCGGCGCGGACCTCGACGTCAGCCTGCGGCTCGGCGCGGCCGGCCGACTCCATGGCCGCCACCTTGCGAGACGCCCAGTTCTTCGCCGGCGTGCCGCCCCACAGCAGCCACGCCACGAACCCGGGCTTCTCCTCGCCGGCCTTGTCCCAGCCGGGCGACTTGCTCGCCGACTCGTGACGTGCGAACCACGCGTTCATCTCGCGGACATGGTCTTCGGTCAGTTCCTCGCGGCGGGCGATCTTGTTGGCGCGGGCCACGGTCTCCGGCTTCAGGCCGTCCCCGGACTTGCCTTCCTCGTGCAGCCGCAGGCCGCGCTTGGCGGCTGCGGCCATGCCCGCTGTGGGCTTGA